TGTTTCCTATTTACCGAATGCTTTTCCTGCTTCTGATATACCGAATGCACCAAGTGTCACTACAACAAATGATGTGTAGATTGTTTCTGATACCTTTAAGTCCATGTCCCATACTAGTGCAGTGACCAAGTCAGTCATACCAAACACTACCATTAGGAAGAAAGAAATAAATCCAATGATTGCCTTTTCATTAAGGTCATTGTCATCTAAAAACAAATCCATAAACTTTCGTTTAGGAGGTTCGAGTCCACGTTTTGCTTTGATGGCATCTTCTTTCATCTCTTTGATGACATCTTCTTGTTCATCAAGTTTTTCGATAAGTGCCATATACTTATCTAAATCAATTTCGACCTCGTTGCTAGACTGGTCTTTGTACTCTTCTTCTGCCATTTTGTTATCCTCTAATATAAATTAAAAAATCACTTTATGCATTATGTACTATTTCTGTTTCTTCTGTCGTTCCTTTTCTTCCTCTAACCAATTGAGAAGGAGTTTGACATATACTTCTCTTTCCCAAGGCATCATGTTTTCGAGTTCTGTTAATGAATACTTGTGGTGTTGCATTAACTGAAAGTTCGTGTTATAATAATTAAACACGGACTCATGAGAAAGAGATATTAAAAAAAACTCTGTAATCCCTCTAGTGTTCTCGTAGTCTCTTTACCACAAACTTCACAAGCTCCACTTGTTGTGTAAGTTAGTTTTGGTAGAGACTCAAACCAAATACTAAGTTGTTCTAGTTGTCCAAATGTCAAACTCTCAACAAACTCTAATAAATCTTTATCTGATGTCTCGTCTGCCATGTAGACATTCTCTTCATCAAATATCGAATCAATACATGCTGTTAGAATTTCTACTACATCTGCATCTTCACCACTTCCTAAACTCTTTATGTTTTTGACAACAGGTGGTCTAAGTGTGACACCAACATTATCATTTATCATAACTTTGTTGTCTGCTGATTCACCTTTAGGTTCAATCTCATCTAGATTGATTTTAAGTGTAGCACTTCCTCCACAATCTGTATCATTACAAGATGTGTTTACTGTAGTTGTTTCACCAACTGATGCAGAACGAGTCTTGAGAAATAGATATTCTAAATCCATTACTGCAAGGTTATCTGCTAACACTTCACCAAACGTAACACTTTCTATAAGGTCTTTAATTGCATTGAAGATTTGTTTTTGGTCTTCACTCTCTTTTGCAATTGAAAGAATCTTTTGTTCTTTAACTAAGAAGGGTCTGTACTTAACTTCCCTTCCACTACTTGGCAACACACACCTATATGTGGGTGTTGTTTGGATTGGTAATCCCATAATTTACTCCATATTGTATTTAACCATTTCCACCAAAAAGGTTTGCTAACCTACCTAGTCTACTATCACTTCTTGTCAACCTATCTGCAAATTTCTGTGCAGTTTTGTTGTATCTTCCAAGTGTTCCTAGTGCATCAGCAAAACCTCTTAATGCTCTTCTTCCTTTATTTAGTGCAGACAACTTAGGTGCTGCTTTATATTCCGAAGTCCAATTCCTAAAACTTATAGTACATGAGAATTTCATAATCCCACTTTCACCTTGACTCATTTCTTGAGGTGCAAATGCAGATGGATATGCTTCATTTAATGTATATGTCAGTGCTTCTTTATCGTTATGTCTTAATTGTGCTATGTTAACTGTTCCCGAGTAGTCATCTAAGTATGCAAATATAGGATGGGTTGTAGTACCTTCTTGTAATCCTGCATTCTCATAGATAATACTATTCCATGATTCAATCAAAAATCTATCCTCAAATGATGAATCACATAAGAAGGTCAACTCTATAGTTCCACCATCTTCTAATATCTCTCCAGTCACCATATTACGTCTTACACCATATTCAGACCATGGATTGGTTGTTAATTGTCTGCCTGGCAATGAACAACTTTCTACTCGTATACCCTCTAAGGAGAAACCGAGTTTGGGACAATGAATATCAACAGAGAATCTATTGCTTCTTGCACCTTGGTCAAAGTTGAATTTGAATTTGTCTATTGATGTTCCCATTAAAATTGTTTCCTACTGTCTTTATAAACTGTTAACGTATTTGTACCCTTTCCAAATCTTGCACTTGGTAATTGTGAAACCAAACTCCAATGTACTGGTTGAACTCTTTCTAGTTGTCCGTCAATATGGGTTGTTAGGTATCTTTTTACACAAGGTTTCCCATACCTGAACCTCGATACTTTCCTGATTAAACCATACGATAATTTAAATCGTGTTTCGCCATCTAATTCAGTATCACTAATTAGGGAGAAGAGTTCTTCCAATAGTATTGCCCTATACTTGGGTGCAATGTAATGTAAGTTCAACCCTATAAAACCATTGTTAGTAAAATCCATTGGAATCACTAAAGGAAATCTATCGTAATACGGTAGAACATCTTTATACAATGCATCATATACAAACATATACATGTGTCCTATGATATCATCCCTTACATTATCAGTTTCAGTTTCTTCTCTAAGTAAGTTTATGTTCTTTAACTTAGACCTACTCATCTTCTGAAGTGTTTGCTTAAACCATTCTATTCCTTCTTTAGAATTGGACTCTATGTCTGCAGGCTTAGATAATAATACGTCAGTAAAGATTCCCATACAATCTATTTATGTCTTTAGGTCAAATCGTCTTCAGTTAATATACGAAATTTATACTTTCTATCTTTGCAATATTGTTCTGCTGCTTTGAACTTTGCTTCATTGACTGCATAAGTGGTAATCTCATTTAGATACTTCTTAGTTTTTCTTTGTTGGGGTTTGGGTGGCATTGTCTGTCTTTTGGGTTTGACTTCGATTATCTCTCTCATAATCTTTCCCGTTGCACTTTTATACCTGATATAAAAATCAGGAAAGTATCTATGTACTCTTTTATCGAGTGGTGATACGTATGGAATCACATATTCTTCACTACTCCATTCTAAGATTGCTGGAGACTTATCACAATATATCATGAAGTTTCTTTCCCATGATGACCTGTAAAAGATTTTTGTAGAATCTCCTTTGTACTTTTTATAGTTCTTCGGTTTGAACCTACCCTTATGTTGCATAAATAGAAGTGTACATAATTAATTTAATACTATTTATAGAGATTCTCAATGGCATCTATCGACAAACTAATTTCAAAAATCAATAAGGCAAAGTCTGCAATCAATTCCTTCAAGGGCATTGCAAGTAAGTTTAGTAGCAGAAACTTTACCTCTGCATTAGACCAACTTGGAGAAAATGCAGAAAAGGCAAAACGACAATTAGAGAGTCGAAGAAAAACACTTGAAGCAAGTGTTGCAGGAAACAAAGCAAAATATAAATTAGACCATCCTGATGTCAACAGAGGATTAGAAGAGTTAAGGTATCCATTGAAAGATGACTTGGATAACTATATCGTTTTCTCAACAAGACTTAGAGCAAAACGAGAAGGAACTAATGCTCAAAATATATACGGTGATACTGGAGTAGAAATTGCATTGTATGTTCCTGATGGGTTATCATCAACATCACAAGTTTCTTTTAGTGGACAAGACTTTGGTTTTGGTTCTAGAACAATCAATGAGATAAGAGAAGCAGAAGGTTTCGGTGAGACCATTGGAGAAACAGGTGAAGCAATTAAAGCCATGGGTAATAAGGCACTAAATGCATTAGGAAATAAATTAACTGGTGGTATAGGAAACCTTAGAGATGGTAGAGCAGTCAATCCTATGCAAGAACAAACACTAGAAGGTATTTCATTTAGAAGTTTTGCATTTGAATACGAGTTCTGGCCGAAGAGTCAAGAAGAAGCAGACGAGATTAATAAAATCATGTATGCATTTAGAACTGCTATGTTGCCTGATACATTTGGTTCTAGTGATGAGAATGATGTGGAGAACTACTTTAACTATCCAAACATATTTGATGTAGAATTTGAAGGGCCGATACGAAATGTCTTAGATGGATTTTTACCTATGGTGTGTACCAAGTGTGATGTAGACCATTTCAATGGACAAAAGTTTGCAGTCTTTGAGGGTGGACAACCTATCTCTTCTAAAATGTCATTAGAGTTTGTAGAAATCAAAATACTATCTCAAGAAAATTATCAACAAATTTCTCCATTAGGGGACAAATCAATTAAAGGAATGCCAAGTATTGTTGATGATTATTCTAATGAAGCAGATGTAGTAGAACCTAAAGTTGGTGGTGGGAGAGGATAATGTCAAATAAATATTTTAGTAATTTTCCCGAAATACAATACACCTTAAACACTGGTAAGATAATTACTATAAAAGATTTCTTTAGAAAATCTATTATAGAAAGAGAATCAGTCAATAGTTATATCGAGTATGCAAAATATGAAATCTTAGATGGAGAAAGACCTGATGCAATAGCATCTAAACTCTATGGAGACTCACAATTACATTGGACATTTTTCTTAGTCAATGAATTGGAAAACTATTATGATTGGCATATGGACTCTGAAACATTTAACAATTACATAGAAGAAATGTTTCAGGGTCAATCACTTACTGCAACAGAAATATCTGATATCATAACATCTGATTCTAAATTTCTTGTTGGAGAAAGGATAACATCTAATACAGGTACTAGTGGTAATGTATTAGAAGTTGATGGTGCTGGGAAACGACTTACTGTCAGTGGTCTATTCTCAGCTGGAGATGTTGTAACAGGTTCTAGGAGTGGTAAGTCATTTACAGTTCAGTCTGTAGTAGACCATAAAGATGATGTTGCATATTATGAGAATGCAGACAGCATCAAAAGAAACTATGGTGGAAGTGGTTGGAATCAAGTTTCTCACTATGATGATGAGTGGGCAAAGAATGAATCAAGAAGAATAATAAAAATAATTAAACCCGAAAGGATTAAAAGAGTAGTATCAGAATTTGAACGTGTGATGTCATAATGAGTAATTTTCAATCAGGTGAATTTCAATTAGAATCTTTAACTATTGTAAACTCTGAAAAGGAGTCAGTAGACCTATCTACAGATTTAGCAATCAACCTTAGATTATATGAATCCATTTATAGTAAATTTATAACGGGTGATGTGTCTGTTTTAGACGGACTCAACTTATTAAAGAACTTTAAATTTACAGGTCAAGAAAGTTTAACAATTCGTATGAGACAGAAAGAAGGAGTTACAGACCTATCTTCAAATGAGTTTTCAATTGAGAAAACATTTAGAATTTATAAAGTTGTTAACATACAGAGACCATTGAATAATACACTAACATATCAATTAAAGTTCTGCGACCCAAGAATGTTTTCTGCAAGGACAACTAGAATAAGTCAAACTTTAAGGGGTTCTTATACTGATATGCTATATCAAGTATTACAAGACCCTAAAGGTGTTAATATCAAACCAAATGAAATTGAGTCATGGGAAGAGACAAGTCCCGACAAGATGCAATTCATTTGTCCTAATTGGTCAGTTGCAGAACTTACAGACCACATAGTATCAGAAGCATCTGTTGGTGGAGGAGAACAGTCATGGAAAAATGGTATGTTCTTCTTTCAGACAATCAACGGTGGATTTAGATTTACAAGTATAGACACAATGTTCTCAATGGAGTTCCCATTAGTATTCTCATACAAACCGAGAAATGCAAATATAGAAACTAAAGATTTAGATATTAATGATTACAGTGGTCTGAATACTGAAATCATGCATGTAGAAAAACCAGCTCAGTTTGATACACTTAGAGGTGTTATGAATGGTGCATATGCATCGTCAATGAAAGTATATGACCCTATAAGAAAACTAGAATCTGATATTGTATATGATATGGATGAAACATTTAAAAGAGGACAACATGTTTCAGGATTCCCTTTGATAAGAACAAACATTGAAGAGCAGACAAATACTGCAGATGTACTAAAAGATGATTTCACACCAGCAGATTCGAAAGAGTTTACAAACCATCTCTCAATGAATAAGGCATTTGAAAGTGTAGTGTATTATGACTATAGTAATGCACACGACTTTGATAATGCAAAAAACTTATCAGACAACGAAACATTTCAAGCAGATGTTATCAGAGATAATGCAGTACTAGAAAGGAAAGGTTTATTAGAAACACTACAACAACACCGTATTGTTGTTACCGTACCTTTAAGAACAGATTTGACAGTTGGTCAAATTATAAGGTTAAACATACCTGAACCCGAATCTCAACAATCTAAGCAATCAACAAAAGACAACCTAAATGATAATAGATATTTAATAATAGATTTATGTATCAATGCAGACCCTATTCATAATAGAGGTGTTTGTTATTTAGAATGTGTTAAAGAAAGTTATGCAATGGATATAGAAAGTGCAGAAGTGACAGAAACAATTCCTAGGAGTATATAATGAAAACCTTTTATGGTATAGTTGAAGATAGACAAGACCCTCTTAAGATTGGTAGAGTCAGAGTTCGTTGTCATGGTATCCATACTGCAAACAAACAACTTATTGCTACACCCGACCTTCCATGGGCTCAAGTGTTACTACCGACTACCTCTGCAGGGTTATCGGGTTTTGGGACACAACACGGACTTGTGGAAGGTTCTACAGTATTTGGTTTCTTTAGAGATGGAGATACGTGTCAACAACCAGTTATTATAGGGACAGCTGCAGGTATTCCACAAGCAGGTTATAAGGAAGGGGTCGATAAGAAACTTATAGAACGAAAAGTTAAGACAGGTTTTAATGACCCAAGAGAATTAACCGTTGCAGGTTATGAAGGAACACCTGATGGGCCGAATCCAAAACAAGATGCAAGAAGAGGGTTTGGGTTAACCACTGCACTAGACTCTGCACCAACTAAACCCGAAACACTTGAAATCAATTATGATGGCACAGGTTCTAAAACTACAAATCCAACAGTCACTGAACTTCCAAAGTATCCATTATACATAGAAGATTCAGACCTATCCAAGTTTGCAAGAGGTGAGGGTGATTACACTTCAAGAGACACTAGTGATGCAAATGGTATTCCATCAAAAGCAAAACCAGTTTATCCTTACAACAAAGTTTTAGAATCTGAATCAGGTCATGTATTAGAGATTGATGATACACTAGGTGTAGAAAGAATAGCAGTGGAACACCGTTCAGGAACTTTCCATGAAATTCATCCTGATGGAAGTCAGGTGACTAGAGTTGTAAATGATAATTACACTGTAGTGTGTAAAGATGACGAAGTGTATGTTGGTGGGAAAGTAAACATTACAGTTGGTGGAGATGCTAAGATTACAGTCGGTGGTAAAACTGATATTAAATCTACAGGAAACCTATCAGTCGTTGCACCACAAATAAGTTTAGATGGTACAGTTATTAAGTTGAACTCATAATGGCAACAACCCTACCTACAATACCAAATACATTTCCATGTCCCGATGGTACAGTTATTAATCTACCAACTAAGGCAGACTTAACAAATAGTATTGCAAAGATTGGAGACATACCCAGTCAACTAAAAGTATATCTTGTGACACATGCAGACGAAATAGAAGAAGATGCAAAAAAGGATATAGAAAAAGTTATCAAAGATGTAGAAGACTTTATGGATAAACTTGCAGACATATCGTCTCCTTATTGGGAGAAAGGAACAGTTCGTAATTGGGGCAAAGAAGCAAGAGAAGCTGTAGAAGAAATGCTACAGGAGTTTCACATCTATGTTCCAGTGAAGATTATGGAACTGATAGGTGATATAATTCCAGTATCTTTTGAGGTTAATATTTTAGGAATAGAAATAGATGTACTTAAAATCTTAACCAAAGAAGAACAAAAAGATATTAAAGACCAAATTAATGCTGAGATAGATAAGTTCTATGCACTCATTCCTGATGAGTATAAATGTTTTGATGGAGACTTTGGTATAGAGTGTGATGAGTGGAAAGCAAAAGTTACATGGAAGTATCTGAAAAGTGAAATCATGGATTGGGTGTCTAATTCTTTATTCAAGTTAGGAGAGAAACTCATAAAGAAATTCAAAGAGATATGGGATGCATTAGGTCTTCCAAGTATACCCGACATATTTGAGTTTGATTTAGGTGCAAAGATACAAGAATGGAAGACTCAAGCAGAAGCAAAGTATGGTAAAGGGTCTAAAGAATATAGAGAGTATATCAAAAAGAAACTTGAAAGTCTATCTATAGCAGGGTTTAGTCTCTCTGATATTACAGGTGGAGACATTGAGTTAAGTGTTCAATCTTTAGATGATAAGATTAACGAAATGATTTCAGACTTTAGAGATTTTAAAATCAACTGGAAGAAGAAACTGCTCTTAGAGTGGACAGAAATTGTAGAAAAGTTCTTTAAAGCAATAGGACTTGGTAAGATATTTGATTTTATCAATTTAACATTTTGTGATTTGTTAAAACTTATAGGTTTTCCTCAATCAATCGACATAACAGTTCCTAAGAGTGTATAAATAGTATTATGGCAATAGACGTAGTAAACAATGCAAAGGTAGTTGCAACCAAAAACAATTATAGAGACTTGGATTTACTCTTTAAAGCACATCCAATAACTGGAGATGTTACAACTAGAAGTGATGTCGAAGCAGTTAAGAGAGCAGTTAAGAATATCATATTAACAAACAACTATGAGAGACCATTCAAGCCAGGGTTTGGTGGTTCTATAAGAGATTTACTATTTGAATTGAACACTGCAAGAAAGATAAGAAAGGTTGAAAAAAGAATAGTAGATATGTTAGAAACATTTGAACCTAGAATCTCCAACATACAAGTAAGAGTCGGAGATACCGATACAAATGCAGTTAACATGCAAGTCTTTTACACTATTAAAAATACAGAAAGAAAACAAGAAGTAGATTTCAAAATAACAAGGGCAAGATAATGGCAATTAAGAGTTCACAAATAAACGTTACCGATTTAGATTTCGAAAGCATAGCAGATAATCTTAAATCCTATCTACAAGGACAAAACCATTTAAAGGATTATGACTTTGAAGGTTCAACCATGTCAGTATTAGTAGACCTTCTTGCATACTCATCACACATTGGTGCAATCAATACAAACATTGCAGGGTCAGAGTTGTTTTTAGACTCTGCACAAATGAGAAAGAATGTAGTATCTCGTGCAAAAGATTTAGGATTTGTTCCTGCATCTGAAAAGGCATCCAGTGCTACTATTGATGTTTCAATAAAAAATGTTAGAAATGCAGATGGAACTTACCCGACAGTTAGTGAAATGGCAATGACAAGAGGAACTAGACTCTCAACAGTATTTGATGGATTGACATATGAGTTCGTAGTTCCTAATACAGTAAATCCAACACAAAATGGAACAACATATACCTACTCTAGTGTTCCTATTATACAAGGAACATATGCAACAGACCAATTTGTGTTTGATGGACAAGTACCAAATCCAAAATTTGTATTATCAAATGAAAGAGTGGACAGAACACAACTCAATGTTTCTGTAAACTCTGCTGGAACAACAGACACTTATACACTTTCAACAGATGTGTCTAATATCACCACAACTTCTAAAGCATATTATGTACAGGAAAATGAAGAAGGATTTGTTGAAATCTATTTTGGAGATGGTGTGTTAGGTAAACAGTTGCTTGACGGTGATGTTATTACTGTTACTTATATCATAGTTGATGATATCCATTGTGATGGTTCAAAAGACTTTGTATTAGAAAGTTCTATTAATGGATATACCGACTCTACTATCACGACTACTGCAGTTTCCAATGGTGGTGCAGAGAAAGAAAGTATAGAGTCCATCAAATTTAAAGCAACAAAGTTTTACACTTCACAAAACAGACTGGTAACACTGAATGACTACAAAGCAAAGGTCAGTGAGTATTACCCGAACGCAGATGCAGTTGCAGTGTGGGGTGGTGAAGATAATAATCCACCCGAATATGGTAAAGTATTTCTTGCAATTAAACCGTTAAACTCTGATTACTTATCAGAGACAGAGAAGACTGCAATCAAAGGTAAATTAAATTCTCTCAATATGCTAACAGTGAGACCCGAGATTGTAGATGCAGAAATTGTTAAGGTTCTCATCTCAACAACATTTAAATATAATGCAAGAGCAACAACTCTTTCAGAAGGAGAGTTAGAAACCTTAGTAGAGTTGACAATCAATAATTTTGATAGAGATAATTTAACTAACTTTGATTCTATATTCAGACATTCAAATCTAATCAAAGCAATTGATGATGCAGAAAGTTCTATCCTTTCTAACACAACAAACATAAGATTGAAAAAGAGTTTAGCAACAAAGGTATCACAACTAATAGGATACTCATTAACAACTGGTAATGGATTATATAATCCAACTACTGGATACAACAAAGTAAATGGAGGGATAACTTCATCAACTGGATTCTATGTCCAAGGTGATGCAACCAACATTCAGTACTTTGATGATGATGGGTCAGGAAACTTGAGAAGGTTCTACCTATCAGGTGCAACAAGAATTTATACGGATAATTTTGCTGGTATAGTAAATTATTCAACAGGAGTTATATCAATCAATGCCATCAACATAACCTCAACAGTTAATGTAGATAGTACGATTGATTTCACCTTAATACCGAGCAGTAATGATGTTGTTGCGACAAGAGGAATCTTAATTGATATCTCTAGTTCTGATATCTCGGTTAAGGCAGAAGTAGACACCATCGCAAGTGGTGAAAGTAGTGCAGGTGTTGGATATTCTTCAACATCTACATCAACATATTAATTTATGTATAACGTGGTCTAAGACTGTAGGTTCAGTGCTTAGAGTAGCATTCCATTAACTTGGTTTTTATAGGAGTAAACTAAAATGGCAGATAAAAAAATAAGTGCATTAACACAGGTAAATGATTCAGATATCGGTGCAGATGACCTTCTACATATTGTAGACAACCCAGGCGGAACACCCGTCAACAAGAAAATGACTATCGGTCAAATGTTTGAAAACATCCCAACTCACTTAGCAGTTGACGATATCACAACATTGACTGCAACTGCAAGTAATCTTGCAAGTTCTTTTGCAACTGCAATTGACCTTTCAAGTGCATCAGCAGATGTCGCTTTCACATTAGACAACGGAACAGACGTTGGTCAGTTAAAAGTAATTTATGCTTCAACTGAACCTGCATCATCATTCGTTGCAAACATAACTGTAACTTCATGGGGTACAAGTGCGACTGGTTCAAACCAAATCGTTCTTTCAACTCTTGGTGAAGCAGTTATTTGTTTTTGGTCAGGAACTGCATGGTTTGTAATTGCAGATTCAGGATTAACAGCATCAAGACCTGCAATAACATAAGGATAATAACTAGTGTCTAAGAATCATACTTTAAAGGAAAGACTTTCATACAGACTTCCTTCATTACTTCCCGAGTACTTGAAGTCAGAAGCACCTGCGTTTGAATCATTTCTTAAATCGTATTTTGAGTTCTTAGAAGCAGAAGTATTAACCTTAACAACACAGGGCGATTTAGATGGTATCGCAAACGAAGACGGTACAGGTTCTATTTTTTTAGAATCTGCCACCGTCTCACCATCTCCCGATAAAGACACCTCAAAAATTCTTTTTGAACAGACTGCAACAAATGTAAATGCAAATGCAGACCCCTTTAGTATTGGGGAGTATGTTGTTGGTTCAAAAAGTAAATCAGTTGCAAAGATAGAAGTTATTAATAATAATGTACTTTATCTAAAATCAGTTTCAGGAAATGGTTTCTCAAAAGGAGAAACGGTCACTGGAAGAGATTCTAATCAAACAGGAACAGTTGGTTCTTATAAAGAGAACTCTATACTTGCAAACAACAGATTATTAGACTATTCAGATATTGATGAAACAACAGAAGAGTTTTTACAGTATTTCCAAAAAGACTTTATGCCATCGATTGACCTTGCAACTTTGCAGAACAGTCGTTTAACAATTAAAAACATAACAGACCTTTATAAGAAGAAAGGTACTGGAGAGTCATTACAATTCTTAATGAGACTCTTGTATGCACAAGACGCTGAGATAAGATACCCAATCAATGAGACGATTCATGTAAGTGAGTCAGGTTATTCTCAGCAAAGAAGAATGAGATTGACAATGACTTCAGGTATTCCTGAAGCAAACGATAAGATAACACAATATGCAATTGATGGTAAAACCATTACTGCACAAGCAATTATTGAAAATGTGTATACTGATAATTCAGAAACAGGATTATACTCATTAGAAATAATGAACAATCATGTAGGAGAATTTACTAAAGGTTCTAGTGTCACTATTCTAGACAGAGATGGAATAACAGCACTTACTGCAACAGTCAAT